GTGCGGCTTTCAAAATATTACTTCCTCCGGATAGTCCGTAGGTCGCTCGCTCTAAGTCTTCAATTGTTCTAAAATATCCTGTCATTTTAAGCACCTCTGTTGTATTTGTCCATTAATTCGTGAACTTGATTCCATGACATTTCCGAAATGTTATCAAAGTCCTCGCTAAGTTGATTGGACACAGATTGAGTTTCTGCGGCCTTAGCGATAGTGTTGTCCTCAAGAGATTTCTTCAATTGAGAAAATTCTTCCTTAAGAGAAAGAACAGCGTCTGCGGCATTAAATTTGCTCTTAGCAATTTCGTCTGCTTCAACTGCAAGGTCGTTCTTATATCGGGCTTCAAATTCAGCCTTAATAACTTCGTAAGCACGAGCCTCTTCTCTTTCAGCCTTAAATTGTTCGTAAGCCTTTTCGATGTTTGTCTTTGAAAGGTCAAGAGTATCAATAGATTCTGACTTTGCTTCAACAAATTCCTTAAACTCGGCCTTCATTTCATCTTTCATGTCTTCTTCCTTATCCATGTCTTCTTCTTCTTCCTTGTTCATGTAGGATGCTTTTTCATCGCCGTAATTTTCCATTTCGACGGACTCTTCTTCTTGAACCATTTCATCCATCATGTCAACATCTTCATTGTCGTCTTTCAAGATTGAACTGTTCTTAAGTTCAGCCATTACTTCATTAAACTCGCTAAGAGCCTTTTCTATTTCTGTGTTCATTTTTTTGTCCTCCTTTATTAGGTTAAATTTTGCTTCAGGGTTTATGCCCTCTTCGCAGATGGTGATTTCATGCAATTCAAGTTTATCAATTTCTTTATAACTACCGGTATCGGAGTCATATCTATTTGTCTTGTTTATTGCTTGTCCACCTATCGAAAAAGAGCGAAGGTTGCCTTTTCTTATATCTCGTGCAACCTCTTTAGCCTTTTCAATATCATTTCTTAATTTTATCACTACAAAAAACCCTGTATCATCAACGCCTGTTTTTAGGACTTTACCATTGGAATCTGTATATTGGTCTACGACCTCTCCGACTTGAACATTAGAATGTGTAATCATAACATTTCTATATCGGTCTTGCTTCATAAATTTATCAGCCGCTTCTTTAATTGCGCCTAAAGTAATTTTATCATTCTGTTTATCTACTACATCAACTGATGCGTAGCCAGCAATAACGCATTCGTTATTTGACTTGAGAATTACAAGTTCTCCGCCACTATTGGGTTCGTTTCCGAACATAGGGGTTTCTAACTGCATGATAGGGTCTGTATTCTAAGGACTATATTAAAGTATCTAATCGGAAGAATCATCTTCATAGATATTTATTAGCCCTGAATCACTTGATTTAGGTGCGGGTTTTGTTTCATAACCTGTCCAAGCAAGCCACATTTCTTTACCTTCAACAGGTAAATATCTACAATGTAGTTTTGTTTTTATCTCTTTACCGTTAAGAATGTACTCGTGATAGCCTTTTCTTTGTGCGCCTAAAATCATTGGACCTCTTTCGAGAAGGTCGTCAGTTTTAGGTTTTACAATTTGCTTACATGGGTATTTTCCTGATTCGCCTAAGAAATCATAAATTTGTTCATCCCCACTCACTTGTATTTCCCATGCCATCTTTTTACCTTTGTAGAGTATAACAAAGTGCAGATACCCACTATCGGTAATCCAAAGTTCAAATTCCCCATTTCTTGCTTCTGCCTTATTTAACATATTATCGTTATGGGAAAATTTACCAGCAGAATAAACAATTCCATATGTTTCACCCGCTTTCATTAGGCGTTCTTTCATTTTTTCTTCCGCCTTTGAATCATTACCAAAAAGTCTATTCATCATTTTTTCATCATGTTTAACTACCCTACCAAAAATATCATTTGCCGATAAAGTTCCATATTCATCGACTAATTGTTTTACGAATACAAAAAATCTACCGTTGTCTTTACCATAAGCATCTTTCAATTCTTCTTTCCAAAAATCTATATCTAAGGAAGCATTTTTAGACATTAAGTTTTCATCCTTAAATCCATGAAAAATAAAACCCTCTAAATTAAGTTCGGTATTTAATTTAGCAATACCATGTATTCCGTCTGTAATTTCATACGACTTTGTAAGGGCTTCAATCTTGTAATCACCAAGACTCTTTTTTCCACCCGTTGTTAAAAATTCAAGAGTAATTAATTTATCCGGAAGTTTTACTTCTGGTATTTCGTGAAACTTAGAATTAAATAAAGAGAAACCTTTTTTATTATTACCCATAATTTCATCAGCCATAACACGAATAATAGTACCAACCTCAACATCTTTTTGGGTGTTGGTAGTCTTTCCTACATTCATATAATAATCCCCATCTATTTCTACTGCCTTAATAGAATCTTCTTCAACAGGACCTATACCCATAGTATAACCAAATGTTCCATTTTTATTTTCTGTCTTGTCTAAAACCATAACATCTAAGTCTACAAATTTTTTCCACTTAATCCATTTAGGGTTTTTCTTTTTACCAATAACATAAGAAGACTTAGCATCCTTAATAACTACTCCTTCCGAAGCAGGATTCTTCATTATATCCATAGCATATTCTTCAATTTCTGCTAAGGAGTCAGCATCTCTTGTATTGTTCTTATTGGGAAATAGTACATACTCGTCAGCATTTGCTGAAAAGTTTTTCATAAGAATCATTAGTCGTTCTTCTAATTTATCCGATACGACGGAGTTATCTTCAAAATACATAATATCAAAAACATGGGCTTTAATATCTGCTTCGTCTGTAACCTTTTTATTTATGTGTGCGAGAGTATCGGCTCGAACTAATGCTTCTCCGTCTTTATACATGACGGCTTCTGCATCTAATATACAGTTAGGAAAAACTCGGTCCTCCAACACCTTAACACATTGAGGCATTTTTTCTGTAATGTCCCTCGCATTGAATGTATAAATTTTTACTTTATTATCAAATTTATGTATCTGTATTCTTAACCCATCGTATTTTTCTTGAACAACATATTCTGTAGTAAGTCCTTTGATTTCTTTCATGTCGTCTATTTCAAATATACGATACATTGGTTTATTAGGTTCAATAAATTTTTCAGGTCTATCCTGTTTTACTATGACCGCAGGGGTAGATTTATTATTAAATGAGTTGTATAAATTTCCAGCCCCTTCATTATTTACAGAAAATGTCTCATCGGAAAATAAAACGCTATCATCTATATTAGGAAACTGTTCCTTAAGTTTAGGGTCTTTTAGCATTTCTCTAAGTTCGACAACTAATTTCTGCCAATCTTTTTCATACGCTTTAGGATTATCTCTCGCACTTAAAAAAGTAGCACGAACCATATTTCTTAAAGAAGAAACATTTTTTACTACGCTATCGAATTGGGTAAAAGCCATTACCCTCACACCATTTCATCACTTGGGGTTAAAGCGGCATCCTCGTTAATTGTTAGTGTATGCTTAAGACGCTTAAGTTTTCCGAGTGCTGTTTCCAATGCGGCCTCAACATCTTTGTCTTGTGAATCTTCCGCGTTTCCATCCGACTCAATTCGTATTTCTTCTTCGTCGGGTTCCGCCTTATAGGTCATATTCTCCGGCATAAGTTTGGTTTCGTATTCCCTGCGAATTAAATTAATTTGTTTGGTGATGGTCTTAGCGGCTAATCTTTCAACATCAACTTGCTTTCCAGCCTTCTCATCCTTTTGTTTATCGGCAGGTTCGTAGCCTAATGCGTTTGTAAGTAATACTGTAAGTTCGGTCAGTTGTGTTAAAACATCTACACCTTGTATGTCTGCTTCATCTGCTATCATTTTTTCTTTGCTCATATTGTTCCCTCCAAATTTTTCACAAGTGAATCTAAATCATTCCAATCCATTTTTGAAATTACATCACCGCTGGGCATCCCTGCTTGAGTTTTTGCACTTGGTCTCGGACTTCGTACAAATCCAGCCTTCATAATTGCTGTGTCCGAGTCTTCTAATTTTTTCTCTAAATCCTTAACCTTATCGGATAGGGCCTTCAATATTTCTAAAATTTCAATTGTTGTTTCTTCTTCCATTTTTTATTCCTCCTCATCATATACCATATCGTATAATTTTTTGTATAGATTTTCATATTTCTTTCTTAGTGATGCGGCGGTCTTAACCATTTGTAGATTTTTGACTCCCAACTTCTCCAAGAGTTCGGCCTCTTCATCCTCCGCTAAACCGTCAATTATATTTATAACTTTGCCCAAACGGAGGTAGTCTTCACCGAAGTATTCTGTTGGATGGGCGTTTTGAAGCATTGTTTTAACCTTGCGTCTTTCCTTAGTAGAAAGTGCTGATAGGTCTGCCTTCTTCACCTGCGTTTCATAAAAACTGCTAAGAGGTGAAGAACCATTATCAAGGTTTAACTTAATTTGAGCGATTACTTCTTCGAGATTCTTACCCCCTATTGAAAACTTTCTGCGTCTTGCTGAATAAGGTTCGTATGATATTATACCATCACGCTTCATAGCAATCGGACCTAATGATTCAGCAAATTCTTGGTTTAATTTGTCTCTTTCTTCATCCGATACCGGTTCATTTTGACTTTGTAGTTCTCTCAAATTTTGTAATCTTTCTTCTATTTCCTTTTTTGAAGGAGGACTGTTAACCTTATACGATTGTCTAATATCTGCTAAAACTGTTTTTTGGTTTTCTGTAAGTTCGTCGGAATAACTTCCAGTCATAGGTTCATAATCTTCAGGATAATTTAATTTCTTTTTATTGCGAGCAGTATCTTTAGGATATAAAGTTGGTGTTCTTTGTTTCGGTCTATTTACTGGACCTTCTTTAGGTTTTCCTGATGCTCCTGCAAATTTTTCTGGAACTACTAATTCACCTTTACCAGTTTGCTTTCTACCCTTAGCACCAAATCTTTCCGCTAAATTACTTTTAGGTTTTCTTTGTAATTGTGCTGAAGGGATTTCTGTGAGGAAATATCTACCAAACTGCTTACTACCCACCTGTTCTTGAAGCATTTCGTTGGCATCGTCTATTTGACTTTGAGTAAGAAAACCCGACATTTGATTTCCTCGGTGTAAAAAGGTGGCTATATTTTCTAATAACCTCATATCCTTTCTTGACTTGGTGTTAATAAATTGTCTAAACTTTTGTTGTTCTGTGTTTGAGTCTAAATATCTACCTGTCACTACAACCTGTCTTGAAAATTGACTTGCTAAATTGTCATTTAACATTCGTTGTATTGCATAGGCAATTGAATTATTACCACCCTTTTCGTCTACAACATTATTAATAGCGTTAATAAGTTTTTTAATAAATAAATCTTTATCTCCAACTTCTGGTAATGGTTCGTAATGTTTAGCCAACCATGTAGAAATATCGTTAAACTTTCCCGAAAGGTCTTGATTGGTAGGAAGAATTAATCTATTGTTTTCTCTACTGTATCTTTTAGTATCGGAAACCTGTAATGAAACTCTATTGTAATTTTCATCCCTATTAAAGTCAATTGACTTCTTATTAACCATCATAGTAAGTTTGTCTATATATCTATCAGCAGGATTAGAACTGTCTAATGAAGAAGAAGAAGATTCTACTAAAGCCATAATATCTGTGAATTTATCAGGATTTTTTTCTCGGTATTTATCAATAATAGGTGAAGAACCACTGTCCACGAATTCATCTAATGAGATAATAAAGTCATTGAAATCAGCATTTGTAATTGGTCGTAGGATTGTTCTTATTTGTGGTAGGGTTGTTTTTGTAGTCAAATTTTGTTGTGCCGCTTCAAATTCCACCCTTGTATTTTCCTCAGCATCTTCAATCATTTGTGATTCTAATTCCTTTATCTCACTACGAAGTCTTAAAATCATCGCTTCATCATTAGAAGTTCTTCTATCTTCAATTATATTTTCATAATAACTTAATCTTTCTTTTGCTTCTTCTAAATCTTTAGCATCTTTAGAAGGTTCAATATCCTTAGATTCTACCTTTCGACCATAAGGTGCATCATAAGGTTTATCTTTCGGCATAACCCTATTAACATTTGCTTTATCATAGTCAACAATATTTTCTTTATAATGTAAAGCCGCCGCTTCTATTGTAAGAGGTAGTTCTGGGTTAATTAATTTTTTACCGCTATCTGAACCCATTCCCGGTCTTGTTTTACCTTTTCCTGATTCTATAACATATATGGGGTAAAATTCTCCTTTACCATAACCATCATCAATAATTTCTCCAGCATCATTAATTTGAATGTCTTTTTTATTTCCAAAGGCTAAGAAAGGATTTGATTTCTTATACGACTGTAAAGTTTGTTTATCCTGTTTAATTTTTTGTAGCAATTCTTGTCTTTCTTTTCTTTTAGATGTATTAACAAGTCGTTGTGCTTTATCTTCATTTACAGAAATAGCATCTTCTAAAGCAGGAACTTTTAATGCCTGTCTAATCTTAATCTCAACTTCATTAAGAGTAGCATTAGGCTTAATATTTCTCTTTAGAATTGTTTCCCACATACTTACACCTGTCTAAATTTTTTGGACATTTTTGGTCCGGGTCGAATAATTCCGGGGATAACAGGGTCTGCCTCAAAGTTATCCGGAGGAACTTCGGGAACATTCATTGTTAAGTCCACAGTTTTCTTAGGCGTAGGTTCCGGTTTATTAGCCTTTCGCTCAAGGTCTGCCAATTGTTGTTTCGCTTCATCTAATTTTCTTCTTATTATATTACTCATATTTATTTCTCCTTAATTTGGACTCATATTTCTTCTTGCTATTTTCTTAATTTGTATTGCTTCTGGATTTTTTTGCAAATACTCTTTTATTTCTTCTCTTACCATCAATTTAAAACTGTCTTCTGTGTTGTTGTATGTTGCTTGACTTATATACCGGCTAAATAATTCGATATAAAAATCTATTTCATTTATATTGATTGACGGCTCATTAAGCAATAAAGGCATCATTGCATTAGATAAAGCGTGTTCATTTACATTTCCTATATAAATTCCTCTTAAATTAACTACCATATCACCACGCCGAGGGTCCAAATCGGAAACAGTTTCTTTACCTGTAAAGTTATTAAATGCCTTCCAACTAAAAGGAAATGTTCCATCTCCAGCATTCATACCTAATCTATAACCTTCATCTCCAGCAGAATAAAAGGCTTCAAATTCCGTATTAACATATACACATGCGGCTTTTGACCCTTTTGTATTTTTAAAAATGTGTCCGTCAAGTCTTTCCTTTATTGCAGATTTAACTCTCGCTTTAAAAACTTGAGGTGTTAGTATTGGGGTAGTGTTGTTTCCTTCAAAAACAGATTTAACAGCCGCAATAATTTCAAATTCATTTAACTCTTCATTATTTTTAGAACTTACATCCCTTATATTATCATTTTCCTTAATCCATTCTAAAAAAGGCTTTGATAATTGTTCAACTATATTTCCAAATAATTTATCATCGTATATATGCTGAACAGATGTATAACATATATCAACAGTTTTTTGACCTTGACCTTCTATATCATGGTAGAAGGTGTCAAATGGAAATATAACTAATACGCCGTTTGTATTTTCAAAAAATAAATGTCCTGACCTTTGCCTTGTGACTTTATTAAATCTCATAGGTTCATAATGTAAAGTTAAGGGGTGGTCTACTACCCCTTGTCTTCTTAATACTTCATCACTTAAATTATACATAGACCTCTCGGCTGGATTAGCAGGTTTGGTTAGACCCACTCTACCCTTATCACTCACTACTAAATCTTTAGGTTTAGAGATAAGACTGTTAATTAAATTAATTAAATCTATTCTAATATCCCAATCTTGAAAATTAATTTTAAATTGACTGGCATCATCAACAAGAGATGGCCTGATTACATTTATTTCTTTATTGTTTAAATCTATTTCTACAAAATATTGATATAAATTTCTTGATAAATAATTGTCCAAAGTATATTCTATTATAAAGTCTCTCTGCAAACTTCTAAATATATTATTATTACTCTCTATACCTTCAATGGATATTAAATATAAACCACCTGTTGTTTGCTTTGATGTAGAAAAACCTTGTCCCGACAGTATCCTTTTTGTTTCTTTTTCATACATAGTTGGGACATAATTAATAGCAATATTATCACCCTTAAGGCTATATGCTCTATTTTCCATAAAACTTCTTACGAATTGGAAATATTTCTTTTCAGTTTCTGTATCAAGTTTGCCACCCGATTGTTCAAGGTTTCTATTCATATATCGTATGGTATTTTCTTGTTCATCGGTTAAAGGTTCTAAAACACGGGCTTTAAGTATTTTTTCTTTACTAATTTTAGGACTGTATTTTCTTTGACCTCCTGTGGATATAAAGCCCCCTAATGCTCTATCGACATAAGCATAAAGTATGTTATAAAATAGTTCTCTTACCCTTGAGAAATTTTCATTCTTTCCTGTAAAAAATTTTCTTGATAAGGGTTTATAACTTCCCCATGCTTCCTGATAAGCCTTAATGGATAATTCTATTGCTTCACCCAATTTTACATTTTTACTCGGTTTATCAAATTGTAAAATACCTATGTTCAATCCCCTTAATGCTTGTTTGTTGTTAACTTGAGCGGCACTATCACCAATAGATGGAATATAGTAAATATTTTTTTCTATACTTCTTGTTGGGGTAAAAAAATTCTTATCAATATCGGCATATGCAAAACTAAAATAATTATCAAAGGTAACATATTCACCAACTATTTTTTTTCCTCCATCTTTAACTCTTCGTAAAGCGTATCTTCTAACCTTTGCTACTAAAAAGTTTTGAGCATCAGTATCTACTAATTTATCAAAGTTGTTAACTTTAAAATCTTCTGTAAATTTGAGTCTTGGTTTAAATTTAAGGCCCTCTACATACCTATTATTTTTCCCTCCCGTATGAACACCCTGACTTGAAACGCTAAGTGTCTTTTGTAATTGACCTAAAGTATATCCGGTATTTATGACAACATTGAAACTAAACGATGTTCTACCAATAACAATAAACAAGATAGGTTTGGCCTTGCCACCAACTTCTTCTGTTAAAGATTTTAACTGATTCCAATGTCTAATATACATTTCAACTTCTTCAAAAGTATCCCTTTTAAAATTTGATAAATTATTGTTATTAATGCTGTCTGTTATTTGACTTAAATCTCCTACTTCCCTTATACTATCAAAATTACCTCTTGTCGCTATTTCCCATATTTCGTCACCTGCTACTTTACCAAACTGCTGTAGAGTTTTTGTACTTCGCGCTATTTCTGAAACTACAAATAATGAATTAGCATTAATTAAATCAACAAATTCAGGAGATTCGAGTTTTTTATTAAGCCAATCCCCAACACTTATTGTAGAAAAAATGTAAGAATCTATTACAATAGATTCACGAGAATTAGAACGAAGAACTAATATTAACCTACCATCTAAACTATCAACTTTGTTTAATATATCATTATAAACTTCTGCCTCTATATCTAGTTCTACTAAATCCTTTTCATTTATTTGAAAAACATATGAACCCCTTGAGGTAAATCTGTATATACTCTCAAATTTACTTAAAAGAAGTGAAATTTCACTGTCTCCCATTATACCCTTGTAAATCACCTTATTCGCCTCTCTGTTCTTTTATCTACATTTTTATTTCCAGCGTCACCGGGAAGTCCACTAAATCTTTTATCGGGAGGTGAAGGCATTCTTGCCTTTGGGGTATAGTCAGCCTTATCTGCTACTTCACCCGCTACTTGACCCTTACTTTGTCCACTCATTAATGCTTGTTCTTGTAGTTGTCCTAATTGTGATTGGTCTATATTAGTTCCAGCAAATTTATCAGTTTCTATCGGCTTCTCTTCTTTTTTATCAACATCAACCTTTGTAAGCCCCTCTTCTGGGAATTTCTTAAAGATAAAGTCTCCATCTTCATTCATATCAACATCGAAACCAAGATTTTTCATTTGAATAGCGAGTGTAACTTCCATTTCTCTTCGGCGTAATACAGCCATTTCATCTTCTTCTTCCGAGCGTAAAAGTTGAACTCTCCAATCTGTTATACCAAATTCATCCATCATAAATGGGAATAGATATTTGTTATAGACACTTTGAGCCATTTCCACAGCACGATTTGTAACGAGAATTTGCATACCCTCGGAGTTAAGTCCACCGGAAGCCGTATTGTCTGCCATGAAGATATTACTTACACCATAGAAAGCCGAAATTCTTGTTCTTAGGTCTTCCTTTACAGCAGTATAATCCATTTCTTTTAGACTGTTCATAAAGGGAATCCATTCAACAGAACCACGAGAACCACCTTCGGATTCAATACCCATAATAGGAATGTAGTGTGGGTCTTGTTCTAACTTTTCCTTAACACCCTTCCAATACTTTACCAGCGACTCCATGTTATTAGTCTGCACAGCAAGAATACCCTTCGGTGTTCTCATTTTTTGATATGAAGTGCTAATATAAGACTCCATAGCCTGTAAGGTAAATATATAATTAAACAGTGTAATTACTGGAGGGTGACCGTATAATCTTGTAGGTGAATATTTACTAAAATGAACCACTTCACCTGTAATATAATGTTGTTCTGCTTGAGCAGTTTTATTTGTAAATTCGATAGGGTGTAGATTACTTCCACACACACCACACTTTTCATATCTTTCTTCGGAAATGAAATCTCTATGTGTAACACAAGTATATCTATGGTGTCCTCTATCACCATCTTCATCAACTTCAATAAACATTGTAGTTGGGTCGCCTCTATAAATTTCATTGATTTTAGACATGGCTATTTCACCATTTTCTTCTAAGAAATAATCCTTAACTAAAATTAGGAACGCATCATCCATAACATTGAGGTCAGTTTCAAGTTCCTTTAGAATATCAATAAATAACTGGTGTGAATCATTTACATGGTTCTTAAAGAAATTTTCTGCGTAGACCTTTTGACTGTAATTAGGAGTTCTTAAATCAGTAGATTTACAATTCATACATTCATCTACATCTTTTTGGTGTTCGTAGCCGCATGAATTACATTTCTTATCAAACGCCTTCTTCCATTCATATCCTCGTCGGAAAACTTCATTCTTAAGTTGAACTAAACAGGTTCTAACAACTGTTGAATTTTTAGCCGTATCGTAAAGATAACTTCCTGCGTAATGTTGGGGGTATCTACGCTCTTGAATACCTAAATTATAAACTTCCTTTTCAGTAGGTATGGGGGTTCTCCTTCGTATTAATGTTCTAAACCTATCTCTTAGTCCCATATTTATTCCTCCTTAACAATCGAATCCATTTGGTTCATCAAATCCCATTTGCAGTTATCCTTATACTTTGATATATTGTCTGCTTGTATATCATATTTTTCAAATTCAACAGCACCTTGCTTTCGGGCATCCTTCCAATTTTCCCACTTAATAAGTTTAAAAATTTCTACCATTCTGTCCTTCGCCCACGGTTCTTTCTTATAATGTTTTTTAATTTTAATAGCCTCTTGTAAAAGCCGCCCTTGTTCCTTTTTCATACGAAGGTGGGGTAGGCACTTGTCTAACAATTTTGTAATATCGTTTTGACTATAAAAGTTTAACCTATGTTGACTTCGGTTATTTTCTCCCACCTTTTGGTCTAAGTGTAGGCGACCAATTTTTAGTTCCTTCTCCATTTCTTGGAAGAAAGCCCTTCCTCTATCACCGGTAGCAATCATTCCAACACGGGGAGAATATGAAGAGTCCATAGTAATATACCCATCCGAATCAATAAATCCTGCTACATATCCGTAAAGGTCCTTTTTAATAGAATCACTAAGAATGTAGTAGTCACCATTAACATTAGTGGCATTAATTCTTCTCAACATTTTAGAAATTGTCTGTGGTGTAGTAGAACGGTGATAACTTTTTGGTAACATAGAGTGAATACTATTACTTGAGATGCCCGGATTATTACAAATAGTTTTAGTGATAATATTATCTAAAACATCTTGTCTTGACTTTCTAATTGATTGGTGAGAAATATCTTTTATGATAGAGCGTATGTTTTTCTTACTCTGTTTAAATACTTTAGTATAGTCGGAATACTCTTTGCCGTAATCTAATTCATTCTTAAATATGTTAGCCTCCCACATCTTAGTTAAATTATCCAGAATTTCAGTTCTTAAATCTCCGTCTTTGATATATTCTAATTTTCTTAATGTGACTATATCAGGTGTAAGTAGTTTTAGTGCGGATTTATAGGGAGAAACCCAATATATAGAATCTATGCACTTGTTTAAATGTTCACCATATGCGTTAATTAAATGGTCTATTGTTTTACTCATCTTCATTCTTGAGTCGCCCTTTAATTTTCTACGCATACCTCTCAAATCTTTGATAATTGCAGGTATAGGTTTGTTATCAATTAGAGGTTCTTCGGGGAAGGTGGATAGCATATTTCTTGCATCAGTAAGATTAACTTGGTATATTTTAGAAATGTCCTTGATAATTTCTGTTTCATCAATAGATTGGTATGGTAGCCATTCACTAAGTCTTAATAAATCCTTTACTTCTTTCTCTTTTTCCGCTTCAACTTTTTGAGCCTCTTCAAGTTCTGGTAATTTTCTACGAAGTTCGTCTGTATCAATTTCATCTTCCTTACATATTAATTCCATATATGCCACCTCCAAAATCCTGTTTCGGCGTTCCGAAAAACCCGCTACTATCTATGTCTATGAAAGCATCATTAAAAGACTTTGTGGCGTGATTGGCTAATGCAAGTGCAATAACAATATCATCGTGTGCGCCTAAGCCCTCAATTTTTCCTGTACTGCTAATACCGAATGCTTCGAGTTCCTGTATAATTGCATCCGAAACTGCTTTCGCCTTTTCGTCTGCATAGGGTAGTATAATTTTATTATTCTCTAAATTCATCTGCAAGTTAAGAATAATTTCTTCCTTCTTCTTACGGTGCATTGTAAATTCTTTTACGGGGAAGTCGGATATGTCACGCAGTTCCATAGCGAAAGACTTAGCGAATGTGTTAGTTTCAATCATTACAACTTCAGGTTTATATCTCTCGCAAAGGTCTGTAATGCGGGTAATGTGAGAACGGAAGTCCATATTTTTTTCTCTTACCATCCAAACCACCTTTTTATTCATATCTTCATCTACTTCAATAACCATCATTACTGTGTAGTCGCCATCTGCTGAAAGTGAGGGGTCGTAGCCAATGTAGTATTTGAATGCCTCAGTATTACCATGATACGATAACTTACTTGTTCGGTCTTTAGACTTGTCGATAAATTCTTTTCCGAATAACATTGTATTGGATGAAATTGGTATGCAAAGATATTCTCTTGTGAACTTAGAAGAACCTATTTCTCTTCTTCTCTTTTCTAAAGAATCAATATCCCAACGAGAAGGCCAAAGAGCATCACCCGTTTGATTTATCGCTGGATAGCGTTGCACATCATATTCAGGGTTTTCCTCTAATGCTGCAAATATATCAGTGTATGTGAAAGGTGTGCCGACCATTCGTAAAGTAGCGGTGTGGTGAAGAGTAGGAATCATGTCTCCCCAAAACCAATCTGTGACTCGCTGTATGGCGGCAACAGAAAACTCCTTCATAGGGTCGTCAATAATAATCTCTTGAGGGTGAAGTCCACGAATCTGTGAACCAACGGAACGCTCAAGTATTTCATTTCCATTTGTTAATCTCA